CGGATCAAGCAAACGACGGGTAGGCTCATTGGCCTCCCTCAAATCTGAAATCTTGAGCTGCTTATCTTCCTTGCTGTACTTGGTGGAAGCTTTAATCTTCTTAACCAAGTTACCGTACTCATTGATGAACTCATCAGCCGTCTCATGGCTGCTGTAGACCTGATTGCCAGGCAGCATCAGGTGATACTTAAGCCGTGACGGGTCAATAATATCCACAACAACCTCCTTAGGAGCCTCTATACGGGCTTCTGCCGCCCTGACAGCCTCTGACGGGTAGTCAGAGGCATCCCGTAAGGCAAAGCCACGCGCCCTCATCTGTAGCATCCGCTTAGGGTACTGAGTCCACGGCCCTTGCTTGCCCCACAGCCCTGCACGTTTAGCATCGGCTACGCTGAACTTGGACACCACTGGCTTGCGACCTACCCGCTTGGCAATACACACGGCGGTTGGATTCTCAGTCCCATCGCCTTCCATCGTCTCCTCGATGTCCTCGCAATGTCGGCTCGACTGCACCAGAGCCAAGGCAGCATCCCCGAATACGGATGGTCTGCCATTGATGACACTGATGTTTTGCAGGGCTTGCATGGGTGCTAGACCCAGTTCGTAGCCCCATTGAACGGCTACCAGAATGTCCTCTGGCTTGCCCTGGTATTGCTTTGGAACCATTGATGACTTGGCGAGCATATCGCTGAAAGTCACCGCCTCTGACAGGTTTGCCGGCGCAAAGCCTGATCTCACTATTTCGTTCATACAACCTCCAAGTTAGGAATTAAGCGGTACTTTGAATACCGCCAGTTTTTCGGTCTCAACCTTGTGTGCCAGTGCAGCAAAGGTCTGCTGTAATACCACCGAACTAACGAAACTCGTTTTGAATTCAAGAATCTCCAAACGTGCCGCTAGATCAGTGCCAGCCGTCTCTTTCATCTTCTCAAACAACATCTCAACACCCGCGATCGTGTCCTTATCCAAGTGGACAAGAGCCATCGAATGATGCGTACCGTCATCGGTTAGGAAATACACACCGCATTGGATAATGTTAGGTAATGCGCTCATTCGCGGTTTCTCCATTGCGTAATCAAATATACTGCACTGTCAATAATTGCGAACCAGAACAAACACGTAAGCATTTGATGATCGCTCATTTCTCCCCCCGTGCGCGGATGGCTGCGACGCAATTCAGTACACCGCTATTCCATTCCGGCGTTCCCCTCATTCCGTCAGCAACCAAATCATCACACACCTTCGCACACGCCTCACGTTCTTCTCGAACCACCATATCAACAAACTCCATTAGAGATATAGCCATAAGCGCATTGTCTGAAATAGGCGTGCTTTGCCATAACCCTGATTTAACCGCCATGTGGTAGTAATCATTTTTATTCATTTGACTAAGAACCTTCTGCTGCCTGGTACTTCCGTCACGAACTGCTTGTAGATGTCAGGCATGGCCTGTTGGAACAGCGTCGCATTGAACTTCATACTGCTCTTGGCTGTCTTCCAAGTCGCTACCACCGTACCATCCACACGAATGATCTCGCTGTGATCGCGCATATAGCCTTGCAGAGCCAAGGTTAAGTTTGCTTCATGTTCCTCAAGCTGTTTGATCTGTTGCTTAATGCCCTTAAGCTGTGCCGCAGCCGTTTCGATCTGCTGATTAGCCGTGACACTGGTTCCCGAATCTGTGGCATACATCAGACGGGCTTGGGCAACCGTCTCAGGCGGCAAAGGAACCCCTGATTGAACATGACCCCAGAACACCGCCATATCCTTGATTAAAAGATCGCGCTGATCTTGCGTAATCGTAAAATCAAAGGTCTGGAACTCATTACCGCCGAACAGAACAGCCAGCACAACCCGATCAATACCATGACAAGCAGACTCATGGATAAGTTGAGCCATGTCAGCGGCAGGGATAATGTTGGCAGTCTCATCGAACTTATTCCTAGTCATCTTGTCGTAGTTTTTGGCCTCCACCAGTGTCTTACCGTCGGCACTGATGAAGTCAAAATGGCTCTTGAGCCATGTCTCTTTAGGATGCGTCATCACATAGTCGGCATCCTTCAGCTCCAACCGGAGCTTCTCGGAAGCCAAACGGCCTATGACAGGCTGCATGACATGACCCATCTGCACCGCCTCCACATCGCTCAGATCGACCGGAGGCATCAGCCCCATCTTGGTCATCACCGCTTCATTGGCGTGACCGTTAGCAGCCTTACGGGAATCCCCAGACCACCAGGCGCTATTACGCACTGATGGTTCAAAGTCATTGCGATCATTCGCCATGATTCATCTCCTCCAATTCCATGTTGAGTTCAAAGTGACGACCCTTCTGCCCGCAGCGAGCAGGACTCGTGGTATTGCGCTCGATAGAGCAGTAGTCGTAGATAGGCTGACCAGTCACAAGGTCAAACCGTTCAGTCGCTTTGCATTTGTGAAAAGCAACGTTGAGCTGAGACGGGATAAAGAATCGACAATCGGCACAGATAATTTGCATTTAATAAACCCCTTCGTTGTGTCAGGAAAAACGACTATATATGCTTATATTAGGGTCTGTCAACAATTATTTGCTTTGCACCAGATTAGGTACACAGGATTCGGTAGAAAAAGGCCATAGAATCCCCACTTTCTCCCTTCCGGTGGAGAGGTTCTGACCTCTTTACTAGGGGATACTCGTCTGCGCTTCTCCGTGTAGGGCGCCAAGTTGACAGGGGTGGGTCAGAGCCTGGTCTTAAGCCACTGGGAACACGCTACCCTCCCGTGACAGTTAATTGCTTTTCTGACAGACCCCGACAATCAACGGGTACGACTAACGTGTGTCTTGACGACTGGTGTTGCAGAGTAGGGATGAAGGTGTGTTAGGATTCTGCCCGTAGGCGGGAATCCGTAAGTCTTCTTTACATCCCTAACGTCTGGTAAACGCCGGTAGAGCCACCTTAAACCGGTGGCTTTATTTTTTCAACAGGTAAATTCGATGAGTAATGTCCCAAGAGGTCTAAGAATCAATAATCCTCTAAACATTCGTCGCACTGGCGTCGTTTGGCGTGGACAAACCTTAGATCAGCCGGATGAAGCCTTCGTTTCGTTTAAAACGCCTGAATTTGGTATTCGAGCTGCTTGCAGGATTCTCACGCATTACCAGATGTCTGGAATTAAGACGATTAAGGACATGATTGCTCGCTGGGCGCCCCCTTCAGAAAATCAAACCGATATTTATGCAGAAACCGTAGCAAAAGCCTGTGGTTGTCATGTTGATGACATAATTGATATTGTAAAGTCGCTCCATCTGATTGTTCCTGCGATGATTCATGTAGAACAAGGTCAACAACCGTTTTCAGACGCTGTTATTAAAACGGGCATTGAAGACGCATTAGCCTAGGATTTGCGATGAAAGGTGATCCGATCCAACTGGATTCAAAAAAATGGTATGCGGTCGCGCATGGCGCAAAACCTTTACTGGAAGAATGTTGTGACTGCGGTTTGGTTCATCGCGTGAGTTGGAAAATCGAAAATAGCCGCATCTATGTAAATTATGCGCGTGACGATAAAGAAACTAAAAAAGCCAGAGCCAGAATCACAAAAGCAAAAAATGCAGCCAAAAAGCAACGTAAGTGATGAGCAGATTGTCGAAGCGTTCAAAACGACTGGTAACAAGACGGTCGCAGCTTCGTTAGTCGGTCTTTCACGCAGAGCCTTCCAGCATCGAATTGCTAAAATAACCGCAGAGGAAACCATGCGGGGTTCTCAGAGAAAACTGGGAAACATCCATATCCCGACATTGCCATCTGGCGAAATTGATATCCGAACACTCATAGACCGCCGAAAGGCGGTTTTTGCTAGAAAAGATAAAGCCGCTAAAGCCCGTAAACTCATTCCAGTTAAAGTACGCACTAATGACCCTGTCGCAGTTGTTTTTATTGGCGATCCTCATTTGGACGATGATGGTACTGATCTTGCCGCCCTAGAGCGTGACATGGAAATCATCAAACGGACGCCAGGAATGTACGCTGGCTGCATCGGTGACATCCATAACAACTGGGTAGGCCGATTGAGCCACCTCTGGGCGCATCAAGAAACTACCCAAGGTCAGGCGTGGCAACTTGTCGAATGGTTTGTGAAAGAGCTGCGGGAAGACTGGCTGTTTATGGTGCAGGGAAACCATGACAACTGGTCAGGCGTGGGTGATCCTTTGCGATGGATGCAAAAACAATCCAACGTCACCTTAACTGGCGACCATGCGGTGCGTCTGGCACTCCAGTTCCCAAATTCTCAGGAAGTCCGTATTGCAGCTCGACACGACTGGCCTGGCGGCTCGATGTGGAATCCCACCCATGCACAGTTAAAATCTGCATTGATGGCGAACCATGACCATGTGATTGTGTCAGGCCACAGGCACACGGGCGGTTATCAGATGATGCGAATTCCGGCAACCGGACAACTAACCCATTTACTGCAATTAGGGTCTTACAAGATTCACGATGAGTATGCAGATCGTCTGGCTTTGCTTCCAAGGTTGATTTCTCCATCTTGCACAATCATTATTGACCCGAAAGCGTCTGAATTGGGTCTCGTGCGCGTGGAACACGACACTGAATCAGCCGCTGACTACCTCACATGGATGCGAAACCGTGGCACTTGATCCTATTTCAGCCGGCTTAGACCTTGCGACAACCATCGTCCAAAAGATATGGCCTGATCGCTCGCAACAGGAGCAACAGCAACTGGCTGCGATGCTTCAGCAACTCACGGCTCAGACTGACATCAATAAAGCAGAAGCGCAGTCATCAGACCCCCTTCAACACTGGCGCGGGGGTCTGGGTTGGGTCTGCACACTGGCGTACCTATTCGATTTTGTGCTACAGCCCCTTTTGGTTAGCCTTTCCGCGCTTGCTGGACACCCTATTGGCCTTGCGCGGCTCGACCTTGGCGACCTTTCCACACTTACATTGGGTATGCTTGGCCTGGGCGGTCTTCATGTCGCGGAGCGCATCAAGGGCGTCTCGTAGTTCCCTATTTTCCGATTGTATGGTCAGGCAAACGACCTGCAGATCGCCATAAAGAGATTTCCAGTCCCTGTATGGGTCTTCACCGAGCCACCAGTCACAGAATTTGAGCCATAATTTCTTCATTTGACCACCTCCCATAGCGTCATTGATCGACCTTTAGCATTTTTGCCAACGCCACAGGCGCGTACCAGTCCTTTGGCGACCAGTTCCGTGCGACGTTTCCTGATTGTGCTGTAGGCGTATTGAGATAACCCGAAATGCGATTCCAGAGCCGCATCCGTGACCTGACCGCGCTCTGCGATGTAGTCCAGCACCTTGGCCTGAAGATCGCTCAGGTGAGGCTCTACGGCCT